CTGGCCGTTGATTGGCTGCCATTGTGATACAAGCACCGACATTGAATATCGTGGGTTCGTTGATGACACTGTGCCTGATACAGGGATCAATTCCAATGCCAATTTACTACCCAATGCATCTTCAAAAATGCCATTGACCGAGCTTGCAGCGAAGTCGTTATAGACCTCAAGCGAAACACTTGGTCGTTCAATCCCGCCAATAAGATTCTGGACGGTATCTGTCATCGCTGTGATTTCTACAGCATCAATTTCACGGCTCAGGCTAACAGTGCTCACAAACGTGGTGATTGTTGTGGTGCCAGCCTTAACGTGCACTTTGTTTCCCATAAAGATGGCCATATTTGCTCCTTTGTTAGCCCATCAGTTCTAGCGAATATCGATACGCTAGATAGTCATTACCTGCGACGGTCACAGACCCGGCGGTTGCCGCTGTGACTCGTAGCGTTTGCACTGCGCCGCTGAGTGTTACATCGCCTTCGATTGCGGCTTTGACCGAAGATGATCCTGACCCTGCTAAGTAACCGTCGAGCTTTGCCTGTGCTGCCGTCTCACTCATCCGTCCCACGATGAGTAAGACTGTGCAGTTTGCAGTATCAAGCCCACGACTCATTGCAGCGTCAAAAGTTATGTCTAGTTGACCAACGACTGCCGCTGGTACATTGACCGAATCTGGAATGTGGTCATAGCACTTGAGTCCAGAAATCGTTGCCAGTCTGGTTTTCAAGTTCGTGCGTACAGTTGATGGCACCATTAGGCCGCCACCTCGCGTTTATATGCGCGCACCATTGCCGTGACATCGCGGCCCAGTGGCGACATACGGATGGCACCTAAGTCGCCAAGACCTAGTACGCCACCGGGTGAGTCTTTGCGCTTGTAAAGATCTGCGGTCAATATCTGTGTGGCCACTTCGATGTCATCTGGCACTGCTGGCCAGCCCCATTTTGCAGTCACTTGGACACCCGGACGAAGGCCATTACTAAAGAGCCCCGGAAATATCGGGAAGCTCACTGCTGTATTGACAATCGTTAGTTGAGTGATAGGTCGATCTTTTGCGATAGACGTAAAGGGTTCGACCAAGAAATCTGTTGTGATCGTTAGTGTCGTCTCGAACGTACCATCGCCGTCATCATCGGTCTTGACAATCAGACCCGTGGTCGAGCTAATGTCATCGACGAAGGTGTAGATATTGGAGTATGCCCGATACGTACGTGCAGACGCACTGGCGTCGGCATAGAAACGTCTGTTTGCAATCCGATCGATACTGCGTGATGCGCTTTCAATCAAGTTTTCCAGCAGCGTATCATCACTTGAATCTGTAATCGAAAGAAAAGTTTTTTGATTTGCAAGTGTCGTGTATCCGTTAGTTATAGCCACAGATGATCCTTTGCGCTAGGGACAAGTAGCAGTCGAGCGCATCGAAATATGTAGACGCTCCTCATCTTCATACAAAACACGCTCCTCAAAAGAATCATCTGTGGGTATAACCACTAGGGGAGCGTCAACTCCCCTAGATGGTTCCTTGAACTAGAAGCTAGGTGTCGCTAAGCCAGTGCCATTAATCTGTGCAAAGGCTTTTGGATAACGCAAGCTTGTGTAGGCCATAAATCCGTACAAGACAATGTTGAGCGCAACCTTGCCATTTGGCTCTTCAAAGCTGACATAAGTCGGTTGACCTGCCTGCTCGAATAGGTGTGACTCATTGAGATCGACAATGTGAATGGTGTCTTGGTTTGAGCCAGCACCATTAGTGATTGCAAGATTTGCATCGGTGATGATTGGTAGACCCAAAATTGAATAACCAGAGTTGTTACCGTAATTTGGATAACCGTCACCGGTTGCCACTGCATTGACTGGGTTGTAGGCAGTCGGTACGACCAATGGACGATTCTGACTATCAAGACCTGCTAAGAAGAAGCCAAGTCGACGTGGGTGCATCAGTACCGCGTTTGGCGTTGCAAATACTTGAGTCTGAATTTGCTGGATGGCGTCTGCGATCTTTGGATAAACACCTGCAACCGTACCTGTGGTCGCTGTGTAAGTGACCAAGATACCTGTGGTCATATTCTGAATACCCAATGGCTGACCATTTGCGCCAGTGCCGTTGATGATTAGATCATCGACCTTAGTGTTGTATGCGCGGATGAGATCCTGCAAGATGATTGATTCGAGTTGGTATCCGCGAAGTAATGCTTGCTTGGATACGCTGTTTTGACCTGCGACTGTGTTGACGTTGATGGTCAATGACGAATCTGCTGGATCTGTGCTGACTGCTGCTGTGTTTTGCGATGTCTGTGCAGCGACCTGTGTACCTGTGCCAATGAGCGACAAGACCACCGACATACCCTGTGCAGGTAATTGATGCTTGCGGCTTGCATCTGCAAAGGGACGACCAGCGCGAAGCTTTGGCGCGTATAAATCGGTCAAATACTGTGGTACGACAAGACCGGAAAAGTCACCGGTTGATGTCGCGCGATACTCGTATGCCATCTCCTTTTGGTGGCGGCGAATACGATCACTTGCATCGATGTCGGTGTTGAAATAATCCTTGACCGCATCGCTCAAGAAGCTGTGCTCCGAGCGTGTGTGATAGGTCAATGGCTCATTGCCGACTTTGATCTGCTCTGTGCGCTTTTCTGCTGGCTTGTTTGCATCTACCTTCGCGGCGAGCTCTGCTGCCTTCGCATTGCGCAATTCGATGTCTGACATCTGCTCGATTCTTTCATCAAGCTTCTTGATTTCTACGTTTAGAGCTTCGACATTTGCAAGCTCTACTTCGGTGATGTCACGTACTTCTTCTGCTGCACGATCGACGATTTGTGCGATCAGCGCAGTCTTGGCGTCGCGCTTTTCGCGCAACGATTCTAAAAATGCGTTTGCCATTATTCCTCCTTGTATGGGCAATCGGACAAGAAGGTGTTGATCTAGGCGCGCAAGGTGTTGTCACTGCAAGGTGTTACTGCGCCGCGTCAAGGTGTTCTTCGACGTGTGAATAATACTATAAATTTTTCAATCGGTGTAAAATGTCCAATGCAACTTCGATGCGATCATCTTGTCTGGCTGCTATCGCATCTGCCCAACGTTTGCCAGCATCGCCGCCCCATAAAGCCCACGCGATTCGACCATTGCTCGGATAACCATCTTCGCCCGGTCTAAATCCTTCAGCGTCTTTATCAACTTCGTGCCGAGCAAAGAATGATCGCATTCGTAAGACCGTCGCGATTGGCAGGCTTTTGCCGCTGGCAATATCACGGGCGCGCGCTATTCCTACTGCTGTACCGCCGCGACCAAACTCACGACGCCACGCTAAACCACGTTCGGCCTCACTCCGCATCGCCGCTGTCGGCTCGTAAGTGCGTTGACGATCTTCTTCCTTCTTGCTGTATCGTGGGTGAGCTGAGTTGAGTAGGTCATTGTCACCGATATACGCTTTGTTTTTTGGCGCGCCAGTTCGAGCTAAGTATAGAAAAGCATTGACTCGCGCCATCGCCCATTGTGCTCTACCAATACCGGGTCGATGTGATGTGGAATAGGCTCCCGCCCCCCTACGATAGACAGCCTTCAATGCACCTACGCGGACACGTGTCCACGCTGGTCGTCCAGCTTCACGCATTGCTTCGTTATGATCATCGGCTTTGGTCTGTAAAGCCTTTGTGGTCGCTGCGTTGATTGCAATCCCACCCGTCTGCGTCGCTGCCGAACCGGGTTTATTTTTGCCGCTTCCTGAAATCTGATCCTTCTTAGGAGCTGGAGCATCAGCGCGATTCTGATTTGATGCCCATCGATTGCAGTAATAGTTGGCACGTATGTTTGCATCCCATAATGTGCAATATCCATCTTCATTGTAAAGACAATTACCACATCTGCGACCTTCGGGCACATCATCGCTCGATGCTGGTCGGTAGTTGGGTGGCAGTTGACGATCGCCATACTCAGCAATGTTGATTGCTGTAAGTTGGGCTTCGGCTTGCGCTTTCGTTCTATGGCAGCCTAGTAATTCGTTGCCTAAATCTTTGACAACGGCAAAGCCGTCACACTCCGGGTGATTGTTAGTTACGCTGTAAGGCATTCAGAATCGCCCTAGCGTTTTCCAGATTCGGCGTTGGCGGTATCACCTCTTCGCGTACGCCAGCCACGGCAGCCAAATCGCCATACGCGCCGACCGTGACAAGTGATACTTCTGCCAAATGCGCCTTGATGCGTTCGATCACTCCATCGCTGCGCTTGCGATTCTTCAAAGGTTGAAAGCCAATCGACAGATGATCCAGCGCGCCGTCCTTGACAAGCTCCAGAGCATCCTCGCCTTCGCGCGTCTTACTAATCTTGAACTCTGCATACAAGCCTTCTTCGGTTTCACGCAGTAAGGTGGCGCGACCGATGGGATTCTTCATATCGTGGTTGCGTAAAAGTTTGACTCGATGCGCCGCCTTGATGACATCAGCGAATGCGCCCTTGCGAAATATCTCA